TGTTTCAGGATAAGATAAAGGAATATAAACCTATTATCAAAAAAGATGCAAACAAAATGAAAAATCAATTTGAAAAAGATGTTTTACCTGGTCTACAAAAAATGGGTAGCATGTTTAAAGATCAATTTGAAAAGAGTGGTATGAATTCTAAATCATTTAAAGACAGTATTAAAAAATGACAACTCCTAACTGGCAACACAATTCTGGTAAACCACAGAAACGAACGTTAAAACCACAAGCTCTACGACAAGCAAAGAAACGTCGTGGACAGTTAATAAAGTGTCTACTCAACCGTCCATTAGGGCGGTTTCGTCGTTATAATAGGTATATAAAGCAAACAACATTATGACAGTCCAACACGAAATCAAATCACAACTCGCTAAACTACTTGCAACAGAAGACATTGTAGTTGAGCACAAGCAAGTTGAAACAGCACAGTTCAATGTTCAAACTCGTGTGCTTACACTTCCGATGTGGGAGAAAGCAAGTAATGGAGTAATTGATATGTTGGTTGGTCACGAAGTTGGTCATGCACTCTATACACCTGATACTGAGTGGTGGAAAGAGGTTAAAATACCCCAACAGTTTGTAAATGTTGTTGAAGATGCACGTATTGAGAAGTTAATTAAGAGAAGATATGAAGGACTTAATAAAACATTTTATAATGCGTATCATGAGTTATCAGATAAGGATTTCTTTGAGATTGAAAACAAAGACCTAGATGAGTTAAATCTTGCAGATAGAGTTAATCTATACTTCAAGATTGGTCACTTTGTAGATATTGACTTTGATATTGAAGAGAATTTACTTGTAAGTAAGATTGAATTAGCAGAGACATTTGATGAAGTCCTTGTTCTTGCAAAGCAATTATACGATTTAACAAAGCAGAAGATAGAAGAAGATAGACAAGAAAGACAGGAAGTAGAGAACGATATGGGTATAGATTTAGGTGATGAGACTTTAAATGGAACACCTAAAGAAGAAACAGAGGAGTCTGGAGAAGAAGTAGATTTAGATTATCAAAAATCAGAATCTCAACCACCAACAATTGAAGAGATTGAAGATATGGTAGATGAACTCAATGGTCGTCCTCAACCACAAAATGCAGAACCAGAAGTTGAGACTATGGATGCACTTGATGAAGCACTTAAGGATTTAGTTAATAGAGGAACTCGTGAAAATCATTATATTGAATTACCAAAGGTAGATATAAACAAAGTGGTAATTTCAAATGAAAAAGTACATAAAGCATTTGATGAGCATTGGACTAATTTAAATATCAGAATACAAAGTCAATTCAAAAAAAATCCACACTATTTTATTAGTCTTCTTAATCCTGAGAGTATTCCAGAAACTTATGACCCATACGAAGAATTAGATAAAGATTTCTATGCATTCAAGAAATCTGCACAGAAAGAAGTAAATTATCTTGTCAAAGAGTTTGAGTGTAAGAAGTCTGCAGGTGCATATGCTCGTGCTACTACAAGTCGTACAGGTGTTCTTGATACAACTAAACTTATCAACTACAAATTTAGTGAAGACCTTTTTAAGAAAGTTACTGTTCTTCCTGATGGTAAAAATCACGGACTTGTATTCATACTTGATTGGTCAGGTTCAATGAACAATGTTTTAGTAGATACTCTTAAACAACTTTATAATCTAATTTGGTTCTGTCGTAAAGTTCAAATACCTTATGATGTATACGCATTTACATCAGACTATCCTAGACCTGCGATGTATGCAAATCAAGAGACTTTCTATGAACCAAAGGATATGATGGCAGAAGTGGGCAATCAATTTGCTTTATTGAATATGTTCAGTAGTCAAACTAGGTCAAAAGATTTGGATACACAAATGATTAATATTTGGAGGTCTGCTTGTATATTCGCTTGGAATATAAGCACACCTTATCTAGATGTACCATACGGATATAGATTATCTGGAACACCTTTAAACGAAGCAATGGTTTCTTTACATACATTACTTCCTGATTTTCAAAAGAGAACTGGTGTAGAGAAAGTACAGTGTGTTGTACTTACCGATGGAGAAAGTCAACCACTTCGTTATCATCGTGAGGTACAAAGGCAATGGGAAGATGAACCATATATGGGTACAAACTACTTTGGAGAGAGTTGCGTATTACGTGACCGTAAGTTAGGTAAGACTTATATTTCAAAAGACTCTGGTAGATATGAAGCAACAGATATGTTACTTCATAACCTAAGAGATAACTTCCCACAAACTAATTTTATTGGTATTCGTGTTCTACCAAGTCGTGAAGGTGGTTCATTCATTCGCAGATACTGTGGATATGAAACCGATGCAACAAACAAAATGATGCATCGTTGGAAAAAGGAAAAGTCTTTTGCAATCAAGACATCTGGATATCATACTTACTTTGGTATGGCATCATCTGCACTAAACAATGATGGAGAGTTAGTTGTTAAAGAAGATGCAACTAAGGCAGAAATTAAGAGGGCATTTGCAAAAAGTCTAAAAGGTAAGAAGATGAATAAGAAGATATTAAGTGAATTTATTGAATTGGTAGCTTGATAAATAAAGTTACCTTACAATAATACTATGGCACCTAGAATTTCATCAAAGGAAGCGAAAGCGATGTATGATGCATACAATAAAGTATATGCACCAAAGGAAGAACCCAAGGTTGAAGCAGAACCTCCTAAAGAGGAACCTGTAAAAGAACCCGAAGCAAGCACAGAAAAATGACACGTTTTACAGAACTTTTAATGACAGGTGAAGTTCATTCCGCATATGAAAATGTAACCACTACAACTTCAGTATCAGATTCGTCACCTGCATCAGTAGAAGAACCAGTAAATCCAAAACCTCTTGATTTTGAATCTATGTCAAAACTCGATTTGGAAACTTTTGGACGCACTATAGGTATTGAATTAGATAGAAGACATAGCAAAAATAAACTGATAAAACAACTAAAAGAACATATTGAATATATGGAGACAATGTAAACCAGTTGAAAAAGTGGCACACAGGGGGTTTCATTAACCCCCTTTTTTAACTATAATAATAATATAGTTAAGAAACAACACTTTTATTATTATGCCTTTTGAAACAAAAATGACTTCCGAGCAAGCAATCGAAAAACTCAAGAATCTATACGGTACTGAGATTACAACAGCAGATATCAAAGCATTTTGTGCTATGAATGATATCACTTATCAAACAGTTACTAAGAAACTACAAGATTTCAAAGTAGCAAAAGGTAAGTGGAATCTTGAGGTTACAGTTGCAGCAGTAGAAAGTATCGAGAAGTCTTTCAAATCTCCTGCAGTATTACCTGCAAGTGAAAAGAATTTAGTTCCTGCAGTTGATGAAACATTCTTCAAGTTTGGAAACTTTGCAGATATTAAAAAAGTAATACAATCAAAACAATTCTATCCAACATTCATTACTGGATTATCTGGTAATGGTAAAACATTCTCTGTAGAACAAGCCTGTGCTCAGTTAGGTAGAGAACTTATTCGTGTAAACATTACTATTGAAACAGATGAAGATGATCTTATTGGCGGTTTCCGTCTTGTTGATGGTGCCACAGTATGGCATAACGGACCCGTTATCGAAGCACTCGAACGAGGTGCAATCTTGCTCCTTGACGAAATCGACCTTGCCTCTAACAAAATCCTCTGCCTTCAAAGCGTCCTTGAGGGAAATGGTCTTTTCCTTAAAAAGATTGGAAGATTCGTTAAGCCAGCAAGAGGATTCAACATACTCGCCACCGCAAATACTAAGGGTAAAGGTTCAGACGACGGAAGATTTATTGGAACTAACGTGCTCAACGAAGCATTCCTCGAAAGATTCCCAGTAACATTTGAGCAAGCATATCCAAGTGTAAATAATGAAATCAAACTTCTTGGATTACACGCAGATAGAGTTGGTGTTAAAGATGCTGAGTTTGTTAAGAAGTTAGTAGATTGGGCAGACATTATCCGTAAAACATTCTATGATGGTGGTATCGAAGAGTTAATTAGCACTCGTAGATTAGTCCACATACTTCGTGCATACTCTATCTTTAAGAACAAAGCAAAAGCAATCCAAGTTTGCATCAATCGTTTTGATGACGAAACAAAGCAATCATTTATGGAATTATATG